TTGATGATGGTGAGTTTCTGAAGAAATCTTCGGACATGGTTGCTGCTGTTCAGCAACTTGAAAAAGAGGTTGACAAAGCAGGTGGTGAAATTTCCAAGACGATGAAGGAAAATGCGAGTGCGACAGACAAATCAGCCAAGTCAACAGATAAACTGACAAAGACACAAAAGCAACTCACTAAGGAGCAGAAAGAAAGTCTCGATGTCATAAACAGATCTATCAAAGATTATAAAGTCTTTGGTCTTTCAATAAATGATGTTTCTGGAAGCCTTCGACTATTGAAAAATTCTGTAATTGCTTCTGCAAAAAGTGTGACTACATTGTCTGGCTCATGGAAATTATTGACAAAGGCACTCATTGCATCAGGTATTGGCGCAGTCGTTGTAGCATTTGGATCACTTGTTACATTCTTAACAAAAACACAAAAGGGAGCAGAGATTTTAAATAGAGCTATTGCAGCAATAGGTCAAACCTTTACAACTGTCACCGATGCAGTCTCTTCATTTGGTGAAGGCTTGTTTGGTTTCTTTACAGGTGGAGGCAAAGAGGCTCTTGTAAAAGGCATAAAAGAAGCACGAGAAGAAATAGGCAATCTTGGTGAAGATTTAAAAGCTGCTGATGACATTGCAAGAAGGCGTGATGCTTTGGCAAAAACCATGATTGGTTTACGAGTTGAAACAGCATCAGCAAGAAAAGAAATATTCAAATATAAACAAACAGCAGAAGATTTATCAAAACCATTTGAGGAAAGATTAAATGCTGTTCAAGAAGCGTTTAAAATAGAACAAGACCTTGTCGCTAAAAGATTAGAAGCAGCAAGAGAACAATTGGCTATTGAAGAAAAGGAGAACGCACAAAATAAAAGCAAGACAAAAGACTTTGAGGCTCAAACAGCAGCAGCAGAAAATCTTGCAGCCATTGAATTAGAATCAATCCAATTGTCGATCGAATTGAAATCTAAAGAAAACGCACTTTTACAAGAGCAAGAAGCAAGGATAAAAGCATTAAGAGATGCTTATGTGTCGCAATATAACACGATGAAAGAACAGTTGCTTGAAATAGAACTTGCTGAAAGTGATCCTCTTGAAAGACTTGAGAAGCAACGAGAAATCGCTCTGAAAGGTCTTGAAGAACAAAAGGGTTCATTGATAGACATTGCAAAATCTCTTGGAGAACCTATTGAAGATATTGAGAAAGCATTTGAAAAACTTGCTGAGAATGTAAATCTTGGCTTCGACAGAGCAATTGATGGTATTGATGCACCAGAGATCAAATCAAAAGTTTCAGAGACATTAAAGAAAACATTTGAGATTGATGATCGTGATGTTCCAGAATTAACTGTCAAATTCGCATCAACAACAGATCAAGATTCGCTTGGCAGATCATTGAAAAATATTGCTGGTGACGTTGATTCTTTCTTAAATTCTCCAGAATTTCTCGCTGCCTTTGATCTTGGAAATAAACTTGCAGATAGCTTTCAAGACATCTTGCAAGGTCAAATTGATCAACTCGATGCGCTATCTGAACAACGTGGAAGGCAAATTGAACAGCTTCAGGAAGATTTAGAACTTGAAGAACAGTTGATGAAAGAAGGTTCTGCTAATAATGTAGCGACAAAGCGTGAAGAACTTGCAGCACTACAAAAAGAACAAGAAGAAGCAAACAAGAAAGCAAATGAACTGAGAAAGCAACAGATAGAAATTGAACTTGCGCAATCATTAGCACAACAAAGTGCCGCCTTAGCACAAGCAGTTGCGAACATCTTTTTAGAAGGTTCCAAACTGCCTTTATTTGTAGGTATCGCTGCTGCAGCAGGTATAGTCGCAGGAATGTTGGCATCAGTTGCTTCAGCCAATTCACAGATCAAAAACTTGACAGCGTTGTCTGGAGGTGCAGAAAGACTTGGCGATTACACAGGCTATGTCGCTGAAGGCTATGGAACAGACAGAGTTTCAGCTTCTCGTGGTCTGCGTGTCGTTCATTCATCTGGTCGTGATACAGGCGTGAGACTTGGAGGCAATGAGATGATCGTTGATGAAGGCACATCAAGAAACATTGGTCACATCATTATGGCTGCCAAAAACAATTCAAAGTTTGCCGATGATTTAAACGCTTGGTATAATGGTGTAGATGCAACACCTAACATCATATATCATTCGCAAAAGATAGAGGCTTACAAGCAACCTGAGAGCGTTTCTCGTGAAGAAATGGAACAAGTCTTTGAGTCTGTCATGGACAGACATCTTGAAAAATACTTCAAAAAGCGAGGCAAAGAAATTGCATCTCAAAGGTTCATATCAAAAGAATCGAAAAGAGGCATTCTGGAGACTGTTCTCAAAGATGGTTCTGTGAAGCGAAATAGATCAGCGAAAGGATAAAAAAAGACCATCCAACTGCGTTCAGTCAGATGATCTTCGCTCCGTAATTAATAAATAATTGCGTATGAAAGAAATTGATAACCTTAATATTTAAGAGAAACCTTGTTTCTATTTCTCCAATTGTAAATTTCTTCTATCAATTCGATATGATTATATCTCATCGTCAAAGACGATCATTGGATTCAATCCAGCCACTTTGCAGAATTTGTAAAGACCTCCGATTCCCATCTTTCCTGTCTTTAATTTATCAAACATGTGATAAACGCCAAGTTTACCATATTCTTTCACAAGTGCTTGTCTTATTTCTTTATCTACATCACCTTTGAATTTGTAGAACTTATTTGACACGATCTCAAACGCTTTCATCTGAAGATCAATCGGTGCTTTTATCTGTTTACTCATTTTTTTGTTTTTATATTGTTTCAAAAGTCCTCTTCGCTCTACTTTTAGAGCGAAAGAGAAACCAACACTAAGAATTAAATTCAAATTTTATTAAGTCTTTTATTTTGATATTATAGCAATCATCTTTGAACTTCCAACCATTGACATCACTACTTCCTTTTTTATTGAAATCAGCTTCCGCAAAAAAATCTTTCTTTCTCTTATAACCAAGCAAGAAGCATTGACTCAAATCTTCCAGAACCCGGACAAAGAAATAAAAGTCACACTCTTGTGTTGTGTTATGCGCTGAGATACTGCACAGATAATGAGGCTGAGGCGTGACAGTTGTTCTCTTTGTTTTTACATCAACTGTGTGACCTTCAATCTTTAAATCATAGTTATACGTTGAATCAAAATCAACATTAAATCCAGCATCAACAAAAGTATCAAAGATTATGATCTCACCCAATGCGCCAAAGATGTTTCCTTGTCCAGATGTGATTGATCCACGCAATGATTCAAATGGATATAAATTCTTTGCTCTTTCAATCTGGTCTTCTCGTACTTTTACTTTCACTTAATTATTATATGAGTTTCAGTAACTTCAATCTCATTTGCCCAGCCACGCATCACACGAACAGGCTGCGATTTTTGATTGTGAGTTTCAGCAGGAACAGTGCACACTAAATGCGGTCTATGTATGCACTTATTTTTAAAATGTACGCTCCACCAATCTTTTTGTTTGACCCAGTGATAAAAGAATCTGCGTTGAGTATCTTTTTCTTTTGCAACCATCATATATGGTCTTTTAGGTTTATTAATCTTCTTTATTCAAAATTGATTGCTCATTCCCACACCAATCACACCAATAATGGTCATGCCTTTCTTCCATTTCATAACATCCACAGTTATTGCAGATTTCCGATAGCTTGTTTATCTCTCTCATGGTTTAAAGTATATCTTCTCCCCACTCTTCTTATCAAAGAAAAAGAAACGTGGTACTGCAATGGTGTCAAGCACAGTCTCTGTTCTGATAAAGAACTTTGTCTCCGCAGTAATGCCAACTCCAGTTGTATCACTCGCCACAATAGGAATAACTCTCTGCACCTCCGCTACTGCATACACTATTTCAACTTGCGCATTAGCGTCAATGGTCATCTCAGGCAATGGCTTGTATTCCGGTTGCTTGGCTTGTTGAGAAAAGCCGATAATCGGCAATGTGATTAGAATCAATGTTTTTAATACTGTTTTCATTTTAATTATTTTGTTGATTAATTATTTGAATGCCAAATCTTATCATTCCAAAAGCTGACGATCAACTCTTGCAAATCTTGATCTGGCTGTTTGATAAGTTTAAAAGTGATCATTCCCATTTATTTCATGCCATAAAATAAACAGCAAAAATAACAAGAAAACCAGCATCACGAATATACGAATATCATTTATCATATCTTTTAATTTAGGTAAATATGCCAATGTTTTTCAAATTCTTCATTGTTCAGTTCAGAATAAAACAAAATGAATCTTATATGATTTGGAAGCCAGAAAGAATCACGAGGCTTCCACATTTCCATTGTCAAAAAATCTATT